GAAAATCAAGTAGAATCCGCATCTTTCATCTCCTCAACCTCTCTCAGAGAGTTCTCAACAAAGGTGGATATATCGATTACGAAGTCAATAATATCTAGTTGCCCTTGCCTGAAGAGTCTAACATCGTCACTAGTTACAGTTCTGATGTTTTCTATGGCCTCCTTACGATCCTCGAGGTATTTAACCAATACCCCAAAGCCTGCGTGGGTTGTAAGGGAGCTAAGATGTTCGAGTTCCTTCTCTACAGCTTGTAAGTCCATAACAGTTCCTAATTATACCAGAAAAAGAAGTAAATGTCAAGATTTTTGTTGACTTGTCCTCTTTTTTGTAGTAGCTGCCGGCTTATTAGCTGCTTCTAGGGCAGTGATGCGGTCGTCTAATCCGGCAAAGATGGCGTTTATCTCTGTTAAGATGCCATTTAGCTGTGCTCCGGATACAGAAAGTACCTCACCAGTCCTATTCAGTCGGGGTTTGTCCATTGTTGCGGCTCCTCGCGTCCATTCGTCTCGTTGATGCTTCGAACTCAGCAGTATTCTGCCTCCGTTCCTCTAATGCGCTCTTAAATATCTCGAGCTGTTGCTTAAACCCAGGCTCTAGTTCGTCCTGATGGCGTAAGACTGTGTCGATCATCTTGATCTGTGTTTCTTGCGGGATAACGCTGCTCTCAGTGTGGTACTTCTCTGCTCTAGCGTTAGCCTCTGCTGCCGTACCTTCAAATGCTGAGGTCTGCGCAGTCTGGAACTTCATTTGAGCCTCGTGAGCCTCCTGAGCACGCTTCTGCGCCTCTGGATCCGGCTTCGCTGCCTCTTCAAGAGTCTCCTGGAACTGCTCTCGGTTAGAGACGTTCAGATGCTCTACAATAGCCTGCAATACTGGTAGGAATAGTGGGCTGTCTGGCTTAATCACTTGCAATATCATACTCAGTTGGCTGACTTCGTATTCGCGGGCAATCATACCTAAACCGCCACGGACACAGAAGTCGTAGTCCCCGACAGGGAAGTTATCCGCGTCGTATTGCATCTTCCTCCAAGCCACTTTCTTGACCATAGGGATCAGGAAACCGTCTTCGAAGTTCTCTTGTGTTCGTTTGTAGCGTTTAACCACTGCGCCGGCCTGCATAGACATAGCCGCAGCGGCTGTATCGCCGTTGACATTCCCTGGAATAAGATCAACAGCGCCTGTAGCCCTTTGGTGCATTCCTTCCAGTGCCTGTTGCTGTGGGAAGGTGACGTCTGAGACTGTACCCCAGTTGAAGGGTAGGATAGCTGTTCGGGGGTCTCCGTGAACGGGCAGTACTTTCCCTGGTCTGACTTCTGGTCTAACGCCACGAGGCATTCGGGTAGCGTCCATAGCTAACATCGGGTGGATAGTGTACGCTAAAGCGTCTACACGTCCACGGAGTTCTGCGTCGAGGGCTTTCTGTATACTACCGCCTTTCTCTGCTATTCCACGCCCTCGGAACATGCCCGGTAGGGTGTCCCAGGTGAAGTTAACAACGTCTCGATCCTGCATCATGTGAGGATTCTTAGACGCTTTAAGGAGAGTGCCATCGTGTGTCATCACGACTATCGCCTCGACATAATAACTGTCGTCTTTCTCTGGTTCAATCAGGCCCGCGTCTTCATCAGCCTTCTGATCCTTGGTTTGGTCAGCATCATCGAGTAAAGCTCGAGGAACTAGGCCAAAGTATTTAACTAAGCGAGTCTCTTCCTTCGGTTTAGCGGGTAGGTCTGGGTCAGCGTCTGCATCGCTCTCTGTGCCCTGTATATCCTTCAGTGGTTCTTGGGTGTCTAAGTAGACGCCCTTCTCTTGCATAATCTCTATCTGGTGCGGTGATACTTGTCTGTCTACTGCGACGCCTAGAGCATTATCAATAGACGTCGCAGCAGGGTCGATTAGAAAGTTACGTGGTTGTAGAGGTATTAGGTCGCAGACAACCCTTACATGTTTCTCCACTCCCACAGCGCGTAGTTCCCCTCCCATAGCCGGTCGTTGGGCAGGTCTGCGTTCTTCGATCTCTTCCGTGATGATCTCTGCCATCCCGTTACCGAATATAGCAGATGTTAGGATCACCTCTCTTATTTTAGACTTAAAGCCACGTTGTTTAAACTCCTTGTGTAATAGTTTCCTGACTAGGGGGATGTCCTTCTTATCGGGGTCTTCAGGATTATCCTCCATGTCAAAGAACTTACCACGGCCAAACACAGCCTCTTCGATCTCGGCTGCGGCACTCTCTACCGCCTGCAGGGTTGCTGGTGATATAAGCTTGCTCTTTTCACTCTTCCGTTCTCTGTCTTTTTCGTTAAAGACACCTCGAAAGATACGCTGATAACGCTCGTCTTCTTCTTGATAGTTGTTTCGATAGTGGTCCCGCCATTCGTCCACTTTGGCTTTAACCCAGCTTTCCAGGGATTCGACACCCTGTATAGCGTTATCTAAGGAATCTTCTATCATGTTAGTATCCTGCGTAGTCGTCTAGGGGTTCGTAATAATCAATGAACTCACTAGCGGGAGTTATATTTGATTTAACTAGCTGGTCTATATACGCCAGAGCATCCGGCATATCGTCGTGTGTTAGCGGGTCAGGGAACTGAAACAGCTCGTCCAGGAACTGTATATTCCACTCTCCCTTGTTTAGGTACACTTTCTTCTTTTCGAACCTAGGCTCTAAAGCCCAGACTACACGGTCAGTCTTCTTGTTGTTCCCGTGTGTCAGGTCGTGTACCGTGAAGAAATAACCTCTCTCCCGCATCATCTCTTCTAGAGGGTGCATCACAGCCTGTTTAGCTATACCCCTCTCTATACCAACGGCCATTGGCCGGTATTTCCTGTGTAGCTGAAACAGCTTATCGGCTGTCTCCTTAACGGTCCACCTACCGACCACCATGTCAGCAACCCACCACTTACCATCTGCGGTAACCTTCACGACTGCGTAGCACGTATTGTCCCTACGGTTCTTCTTCCCTCTACCGCCTTTTGGAACATCAAAGCCGGCTATATCACCAGTGATGAAGAAGTCACCCTGCTTGGGTTCCTTACTATCAATCTGGATCATATCCTCAGAGAAGATCTCGCTATCTCTGGCCTCGAAGGACGCCATATACTCCTGCCTGAAGGCAAAAGCTGACATCTCCTCTCTAGCACTGTCTATCTCAGCCTTATCTAGGTAGGGGTTGTCGTAGGAGGTGAAGTGGTAGGATTCCCATCCCGGCTTCTCTCCAGCGGCTGAGTAGTACAGGTCGTAGAAGTGGTTACGTCCCGCTGGAGTACCGATAAAGATGGCATCCCCTTTGAGGTCAGACAGTGCCGGCCGGATGATGAGGTTCCATACCTCTGGCTTCATGAAAGCAAACTCATCGAGTACACAAGCTGCTAACGAAACACCACGCAGGGTGTCGGGGTTGTCTGCACCTTTTAAGGATATAGTCCGGCCACCAGCTAACGTAATCGTCATGTTGTTGATGTGGTGGCCTACAATCACCTCATGTCCTAGCTCAAACAACAGATGCCACATAACATCTCTGGCCTGTTGCTGGGTAGGGGCTACGTAGAATATATGACCTTTCTTCGTAGTTAAGGCTTTAAACAATAACCAAGAGGCAGCGAAGTAGGTCTTCCCTGTTCGTCTCCCGGCAGCAACCACCTTGAATCTAGACTTGTCGTCCCACACCTCCTGCTGCCAAGGAGTTAAGGCTATGTTTAGGTTAGACATCTAGACTAGCAATATCTTTAGCTACGCTTTCGAATCGTTTCCGTATACCCACGTTATCGTCTAGGACGGCTTCTCGGTATTCGTCGTTGTCGAGATATTCCTTAGCTGCGGCTGTGTAGTAGCCACGATTGAAGAGAGATACTGTCTTGGGACTCCCAAACCAATCTCCACGGTAGTGGGCAACGAGGAGGGATCCTTGTACATCTCTTGGGAGGTCGTCATATATCGGGACACTGCTCTTGACCTGCGCAAGCTTCGTACGAAAGACTTCTGGAAAAGGGACGCCAGAATAAAACGCTGTTTGTCCCACTCCGAAGGTTGGTATTCCTTTACTATCGTAGTAGAGTCCCTCTGCGTAGCCTTCCGCCATAACCACTGGCTCCATGAGATCATCCCACTCATCCGGCCAACGGTCCTGCACCTTTCGCACCGCTTTCTTCCCATGATATATCCGAACATCCTGTTCATCATTCATCCACCAGCTCTCCGTCAACATCAATAGGGTCGAAGACCCCGTCAACATCATTAGGGTTATCACCGCCGATGTTAACTTGATTCCCCTCTGCAGTCGTGATCGTGATGTTAATCCCACCTTCTGCCTTCGCCTTCTTAGGATCGAATAGAGAGACTGGTAGTATCCTTTCAGCCACTAGCTTCCAAGCAACAGCCTGGTTCTTGTGGTTATCATCCAACGCAGCATTCATGATGTGATCTAATATCTTCTTACTACGCGGCGATGTGAGCATCCTAGCTCGATACTCATTCATGATCGCAGCATCACCTTTGGGTCGACCTACGGCTCGTCGGCCTCCCTTCTTGTTGGCTGCTACAGCTGCTTTCTTGGGTCTTCCTGTTTTCTTTCCGGGCATAGTTATCCTTTAAATCAGGGGCTATGAATGAATCATGGTATGCAGTAGCTAATCACCAATAAGGAAAGGTAAGACTAAATCAAGGGATTATAAATAGATTGACTGCATAATAAGTAGTATATTATACCAGAAAAGAAGCTAAAAGTCAAGCTGTTTCTTATCTTCTACTTAGACTACATAGGCTGTTACTTTCTAGGCGGACCTCCATCAGCTCTAGAGGCTCCGCAATCCTTAATATTATCAACTACTTAGGCTGTGTAGTTAGTATAGTCATTGCTTTGTTATTTATAGTCTATTTTACCCTCTAGTGACTATGTAGTTACCGTTACTATCACTGCGTAGTCCGTCAGGGGGTAGGGGGTGTCTTCCGTGTCACTGCACAGCCTGTGTAGTAATCAGTAACTACATACTACACAGCCCGTGTCACCGACACAGACTGCATAGACCTGTGTAGTAATCAGTAACTACATACTCCAGGCTGTGTAGTAGGTGGATGTGTGCCTGTGTAGTAACCAGTAACTACATACTACACAGCCAATACAATCAACAGAGTCCTGTGTAGTCAGTGCCTACTAACTACATAGTCAGTACAGTTGACAACATGTTACCACTGCATAGCCTGAGTAGTTAAGACGACAACATGTTGCCACTGTGTAGGCTGTGAAGATAATTGAAATAATAGTTGACATCGATAATATAGACTGTGTAGACTGTGCAGCAATCGATAACCAAACAGAAGGAAGCAAACAAATGAACGCACAACAAATAGAAGACATGTTGAACGTAGGCCTGCTTAGCCTTGATGAGGCGGAGCGTAAGATCGATTGGATCAACATGGGATCAGACACTCACACTCTGGAGATCAGGCAACAACGGAATTACAAGACTGGTGAAACTGTTTATATAATTGTAGGATAACCAAACCAATAGATAGGAGATTAGATTAATGATGTACGCACAATACTTACGATTAGAGACGAAAGCCGGAGGCTGTACAGCTACGCCTCGAGAGTTTGTTAAAGCTTGCCATACTGTACTCAAACAATCAGGGAAGGCACGCAACAAACGAGACGTCCGTCACCAGTGGATACGAGAAGGTTTAATATATCTAAACCGTTCACGTGTTGAATACGTAGAGATTATTACCGGGAGAATTAGCAATGGTTAAACCTAGAGGAATAATACTATATCAAGGACCATCGAAGCTTGACGGTGAACCGATAGTAGTTATCGCTACACTGCAAACCAACAATCCAAAGACTGGCAACATGGTTCAGACGTATATAATACGTAGCGACATAAACCCCGTCGAAGTCAGTAAACAGGCATTAGACGGTAGTATCTGTGGTAATTGTCCGCAGAGGTGGAGTAAAGGCGGAGCGTGCTACGTTAACATCGGTCAAGCACCGAATAGTATATACAAGGCGTATAAACGTGGAGTCTATCCGCTGTTTAATAGTGATCACTTGAAGTACTTCGCCGGTCGCAAGCTTAGACTAGGCGCGTACGGTGATCCTGCAGCTGTGCCTATTGAAGCTATGTTACCCGTGCTACATGTGGTTGACGGCTGGACCGGCTACACTCATCAGCTTAGGCATAAGGGATTCGATAGCCGTTGGCTGGACTATTGCATGGTATCGGCAGATACGCCTAGGCAGGCCGATGTAGCTATTAAACGTGGCGGCCGCTACTTTAGAGTCACAAAAGAGCTAGACTTGCGAGAGAACGAGATCGAATGCCTAGCGGATAGCAAGGGCATTAACTGCGCCGATTGCTTGAAGTGTGACGGAGCGTTTAACACGTCTGCCAACATAGTCATAGCTGTACACGGTAGCCGATCTAAAAGGTTTTTAAATAATGACATTATAGCGAGAGGTTAGAACTATGAAGGAAGCACTAAAAGAATTAGTATTATCAACTATACTCTCGATCTTCGTGATCGGTGTTGTACTACTAACTGTAATCGATTGGAGTATGTAACTATGAATAAATCAGAAGCCGAAAAGAACAAGGCTGACCTTAGAGACGCTAACCTTATATACGCTGACCTTACAGACGCTGACCTTAGAGGCGCTGACCTTAGAGGCGCTAACCTTACAGGCGCTAACCTTAGAGACGCTAACCTTAGAGACGCTGACCTTACAGACGCTGACCTTATAGGCGCTAACCTTACAGGCGCTAACCTTAGAGGCGCTGACCTTAGATACGCTGACCTTAGA